GAAAGGAGTACGAGTGCGAAATCTAAGCATTCATTAATAATATGTCCAAGTCATTAGACGGAGTACTTACAAAGAAAGCCAATCAACAAGAAACCTACACAGAGAAACAAATAGAACAACTTGTTAAATGTATGGACCCTGATAACGGCTATTTGTACTTTGCTAAGAACTTTGCTTACATTCAGCACCCTGTAAGAGGCAAGCTGTTATTCGAACCATACGAATATCAAGAACGCCTAATGGCAAGTTATCACAACTTCCGGTTTAACGTAAACATGCTGCCTAGGCAAACAGGCAAAGCCCTAGCACTCGACACACCAATACCAACAAATTCCGGGTGGACTACAATGGGCGATATTAAAGTAGGTGATAAAATACTCGGACCTAACGGGAAGGAAGCCTCTGTTACATTTGCCACTCCGGTAATGTACAATCATACTTGTTATCAGGTCGAATTTGATAACGGAGAGAAGATTACAGCAGATGCAGAACATCTGTGGAACATTACATTAAGATCCTGGAATACTGGAGTAAAAACCTGGACCACGCAACAGATTAAAGATTACATTGAATCAAAAAACACCTGTGTGTACGTAGAAGCAGCAAGCCCGATACAATTAGACGAAATAGAACTGCCTATAGATCCTTACGTGTTGGGTTTTTTGTTAGGTGACGGTGAGAGTGCCGCAGCACGTTATACCCAGTGTGTTGCTGATAATAAGGAAATTGTACCAGAGATATTAAGTAGAGGTGTTGACATCTCAAGATCTTATTCTAACGGGACTAGTGTTCAAAGTGAAAATAGGACTATTTACGGGTTACGCAGTAAACTAAACGAAAATGATTTGTTAAGAAATAAACATGTACCCGCGAAATATCTAAGAGCTAGTACTAATCAACGTTTAGAACTTTTGCAAGGTCTTATGGACTCAGCCGGCTCGATAGATAAAAGGTCCGGGCGATGTGAATTTTATCAAAAAAACTACAGACTAATAGAACAAGTACAAGACCTATTGTCATCATTAGGTATAAAAAATAGATGCGACCATAAGGTAATAAAAGGACAAACGTATTATACTATTGGATTTGCTACAACGAAATATAAAGTATTCAAGTTAACAAGGAAGTCTCAGTATCAAGATAACTGTAAAAGTCATCAAAAAAATACTCGACATTACATAAAGCGTATTTCGGCCACTGACTCAGTTCCAGTAAGGTGTATTCAAGTTGACACTACTGATCATTTGTTCCTCTGTGGAAAATCAATGATTCCAACTCATAACACCACCTGTGCTGCCGTATACCTTGCATGGTTTGCTATGTTCCATCCTGATCAAACTATTCTAATTGCAGCTCACAAGTACACAGGCGCCCAAGAAATTATGCAGCGAATTCGCTACATTTACGAATTGTGTCCTGACCATATACGTGCTGGTGTTGTCAATTACAACAAAGGTAGTATAGAATTCGAAAACGGTTCGCGTGTTGTAAGCTCAACTACTACAGGCAACACAGGCCGCGGCATGAGTATCTCGCTGCTATACTGCCTTGACGGTGATACTACTAGAGTGCGAGTTCGTAATAAAAAAACACTAGAAGAGGAAGACGTGACATTAAAAGAACTTTATGTCAGGCTTCTCGATCCAAGAATTGTTCTCGCATGACAAGTTTGCCTTTGATGCATGGATATAAAAATAGTGTTAGTCCGTTATTGATAGGAAGTGTAAGTAACCTACAGATGTTGCCGTGGCAAGACAACGTATCAAAGCACAGCAAGTCAGGAATATTGTTAGAAGAATTATTAATTCGTGCAAATTACACCAGCGATCAGTCGATCAAAGAATTTACTACTTTCTTAGAAATGATCAATAACGACATAAGAAGTGGCACTGTAGTCAGCGGCGCTGCACTAATAGAGAGGTTCAATGAATCAAAGTTTCGCACCTAACACAGAATACGAAATTCTTACACCTAACGGCTGGGAAGACTTCGAAGGAATTTTCTTAAACGAAAACGCCAATAAGGATTCTCGCAAGATTACATTTGACGATAATAGCTTTGTTATAGCAACACTCGACCATCGATTCTATATTAATAATTCCGAAGTTAAAGTAAAAGACCTTGTGTTAGGTAATAAACTAGACTCTGAAGACAATAGTAAGATAATAGTGTCACTAGAGGATGTAGAATTAGAGGACACTTACGAGATATTTAACGCAGAAAATCACGTAATACTTGCAAATAAGATTAATTCGCATCAATGCGACGAGTTCGCATTTGTACAACCTGGGATAGCAGACGAGTTTTGGACGTCGATATCACCTACGCTAGCAACAGGTGGTAGAGCAATTATAACATCTACTCCAAACTCGGACGAAGACACGTTTGCGACAATCTGGAAAGACGCCGAGAAAAAGTTTGACGAACACGGCAATGAAACTGAATTAGGAACGAATGGCTTCCATTCGTTTACAGTAGCCTGGGACGAGCACCCAGACAGAAACGACGAATGGAAGGTTGCTGAAATAGGTCGTATTGGTGAAGAACGCTTCCGTCGTGAGTATGGTTGTGTGACACGCAATACTATGATAACTTTGCAAGACGAAAACGGAAATGTATTTGACTTAGAAATAGGCAACTTGTACAATACCATAGATGAATAATAGCCCAAGAACAACTTAACGGAGAATACTGTGAGAGCTGCAATTTATATAGAGGTGGTAACAGAGTATTAAAAAAATGACAAAGACATTCAAAGAAAATTCGAAGAATTACAAAGTACTAACTCCTGATGGATTTCAGTCCTTTGCAGGTGTAGCATTGATGGGCGTAAAACCTACACTGCGCCTGGACTTTGAGGGAGGAGCGTATGTAGAATGTACATACGATCATAAGTTCTACGTAACACTAACTGAACATAAAGAAGCAAGTCAATTAAATGTTGGCGACGCTGTGGTTACTTCAGAAGGCGACGTTAAGCTGTTGTCTAAGTCAGACACTGGAATGTCCGAACCGGTATATGATTTAATCGAAGTAGAAAACGGCCACCGGTATTTTACTAACAAGGTACTAAGCTCTAACTGCGAATTCTTAGTATTTGACGAAACGTTAATTAATTCCATCAAACTATCAACTATGGAGGGGATGACTCCGACCCTTAACATGGGGCAAACCCGGTGGTATAAGAAGCCTGAGGCAGGTTATACCTATGCTGTTGCACTTGACCCTAGTATGGGCACTGGTGGCGACAATGCTGCTATACAGGTTATAGAATTACCTAGTTACAAACAAGTAGCAGAATGGCAGCACAATCAAACGTCAATTCCTGGACAAATTCGCGTACTTAAAGATATCAACAATTATATACAAGAGACTATTAAGCAACCAAACTCTATTTACTGGAGTGTAGAAAATAACGGTATTGGCGAAGCTGCATTATTAGTAATACAAGATTTTGGTGAAGAGAATATTCCCGGCCTGTTTATATCAGAACCGATTCGCAAAGGCCACGTTAGAAAATTCCGTAAAGGGTTTAACACTACCCACAGTGCTAAGATTACAGCATGCAGTAGACTTAAAACAATGGTAGAAAACGACAAAATGAAAATTTACTCCAAACCGTTAATATCAGAACTCAAAGGGTTCATTGCAACTGGTTCTAGTTACCAAGCAAAATCCGGAGTCTCAGACGATCTAATATCTGCAATTTTGTTAACTATACGAATGATGGCGATACTCAAAGATTGGGACCCTAAGATTTACAATACATTTACGCAGGCTGATGATGATGACTATGATCCGCCGATGCCAATCTTTATGACACGGAACTGATAAATACGTTATGGACCTAAAACATATTGCAGAAGAATTATTTGCTAAAATACGAGGACGTTTCCCGGCAGTCACTTTAGGTGACGAATCTGGAAATGTCACAACCGAACCGCTTGACGCCCGCTATTTTGAATTTTTGTTCAGCGAGTCTGACGACAGCTCAGGCAAGATAAGCATATCGCTTGACGAAGAGTCTGGTGTTACGGTTATGTACAACAACAACGTAGTAAATGACGAAATTTCTAAGAAGAAATGGTACGAGTTTTTACGAGAACTAAGAAGCTTTTCGAAGAAGCGTATGTTAAACTTTGACGTTAGGAATATTACAAAATCAAACTTAGAAAAAAGAGACTACAAATACCTTGCAAGGAACTCCGGAGACAGTAACATGAATGAATCGAAGTTATACGGTACTTCAAAATTAAGCTACCAAAACATAGACAGTGCCAGACTAGTGATCAAGCATACTGAAAACATAGACTCAGCAATCCCGTCAGGCCGCACGCGAAACATTGGGACTATTTACATAGAAAGCGGAGCGGGCGAACGGTTTAAGTACCCTTTTAAACATCTAGCAGGCGCAAGAGCAATGGCAAGACACGTGGCAGAGGGCGGCACAACCTATGACGACTTTGGCATACACATTGTTGACTTGTCCGAAGAGCTTTCGAAGCTACGCAAGTTTAAAAATTACATGGGCCGGTCGAAGGTAATGGCTGAGAGTTTATCTGGGTACATGGGCATTGTTCATGAGCGCATTAGTACGGTTAAGAAGAGAATCGAACACCTGCAAAAACCAAACTTCTACAAAGAAGCGTTTGACGGATTTGAGAAACCAGTATTTGAAGAAATTCCAGAAGACGTAAAAGAAAACTGGATAGACCAGCTAACTATTAGACAATTTAACGAAGAACTTAAAGACGTATTCCCATATATCTACAAGCTAATCGGTGAAGGCACCCGTGCTAAAGAACTAGGTCCAGAAGACTTCATGAATGAAATGGAAGCCAACGAAACTGCTGAGAAGATTGCTTGCCTAGGATGTGATGCTGTGTCAACAAAAGCAGCTTGGCAGAAGAATAACGATACTTGCCCTAGGTGCAAGAAGTCAAGCAAAGGTGTTGCTGAAGATTCAGACGACATAGAAGAAGGCAAAGGCGGATTCGAAAGAACGTTTAACAAGGTAATGGGATTTGGCGACACGAAGCCTAAAGATATACAGAGAAGAGTTCGTGCTATGACCGACGATCAGTTGAAGACGTTGGCCAAAGACGTTGACGAAAAGCCGGGCGATGGCAGTGAGCGCAGTCTTCAAATGAAGCTGATCAATCAAGAGCTAAAAAGACGCTACGGGATTAAGCCTAGTAAGAACTCTACGGAAGAAGCTCAGATTGAGACATACTTCAACCAGTTGATGGGTGAATGGAACGAAGACGATGCGCCTACAAAGGAAGGCTTTGGCGACAAGGTAGCCAAGAAGTTTAATAAAGCTATGACCTGGGGCGATAGTTCGCCAGAAGAAATGAAGAAAAGAATTAGAAACCTCAGCGACAAAGAGCTTAAGGTACTAGCAAAGAGAGCAGGCGAGCCAGAAGGTGGCCCTGGAAGTGCCCGCAGTCTTCAAATGAAGCTGATCAATCAAGAGCTAAAAAGACGCTACGGGATTAAGCCTAGTAAGAACTCTATGGAAGAAGCATGCTGTGATGGATGTGCATCCGGTGGCGAGTGCGAGAAAGAAGCAGGAATTGGCGCCGAAGGTCAAAAAGATAAGCAATCACCGCTTAGTGAATTCATCCTTAGTTTTTATGACAGAGCAAACGGCTCCTTTCCAAAAGGCGAAACCGCAGTGCTTACTATGGTTGAAAAAGATTACGGCGAGCAGTACATTAATCCAGCAAAGCAATTTATTGAGAGAGTTAACAACACGTATGAGCAGCACCAAGCAAGCAGCGGATTGAACGTAATTGAAGAACCACAGCAAGACAACACAGAGTTTGATGCTGTGAGAAGATTAGCTGGTCTTTAAGATCAGCTAAGTTATTCATTTTTATACAAAAAAATGGTTGACAGGATAAATAACATTGTGTAGTATATAACTTGTGCTACACACTTAAGGCACTAAAAACATAGGCAAAATAACAAAATTAGGAGGCATTTTACTATGGCTACACTTCAAGAAATTCGAGCAAAACTGAAAGAACAAGAGGCAAACAAAGGCGGCAGCACCCAACAACAAGGCGATTCGGCCATTTATCCATTCTGGAACATCAAAGAAGGCGAGAGTTGTACTCTACGTTTCCTTCCTGATGGCAATACTGAAAACACTTTTTTCTGGGCTGAGAGGCTTATGATCAAGCTGCCATTTGCTGGCATTAAGGGTGATACGGATTCACGTCCTGTAACAGTAGCAGTTCCATGTATGGAAATGTACGGAGAAACTTGTCCGGTACTTGCAGAAGTACGTGGTTGGTTCAAAGATCCAAGTCTTGAAGACATGGGTCGCAAGTACTGGAAGAAGCGTTCTTATATCTTCCAGGGTTTTGTTAAAGACAACCCGATGGGCGACGACACCACACCAGAGAATCCTATTCGTAGGTTTATTATCGGTCCACAGATCTTCCAGATCATTAAACAGGCTCTTATGGATCCTGACATGGAAGAACTCCCAACAGATTACACAACAGGCGTAGACTTCCGCCTTAACAAGACCAGTAAAGGACAGTATGCTGACTATTCAACTTCGAATTGGGCGCGTAGAGATCGTCCACTTAACGAAGAAGAAATGAAAGCTATTAACGATCATGGCTTGTTTAACATGAGCGACTTCCTTCCTAAGAAGCCTGACGAAACAGCGATTCAGGTTATAAAGGAAATGTTCGAAGCAAGTGTTGACGGCGAAGCATATGACGCAGATCGTTGGAGTCAATACTTCCGTCCAGCAGGCGTTAGTGCAAAGACAGGTGATCCCAACAAGACATCTGCTCCGGCAGCAAAAACTGAACCTAAGCCATCGGTAACACCAAAGGTAGATGAGAAGGTTGATGTTAGTGAAGAGGAGAAAGATCTTCCTTGGAACAAAGAAGACGCAGCTGAAGACAAGTCAGAAGAGAAGTCAGAAGGCAGCAGCGCCCAAGATATTCTGACAATGATTCGCTCGCGTCAGAACCAGCAATAAACCCATCTATGGGGGAGGTCACCTCCCCCAGTATCTTTTAATCAATATAGGAGTCACTATGGCTAAATCTTTCGACCCATCAAAATTTCGGAAAGATCTAACAAAATCAATCACTGGCATGAGTGCTGGCTTTAACGACCCAACAGACTGGGTTTCGACTGGCAACTATGCGCTGAACTATCTTATCAGCGGAGACTTTCAACGAGGTGTTCCACTAGGTAAGGTAACTGTATTCGCTGGCGAATCAGGTGCAGGCAAGAGCTATATCTGTTCAGGTAACATTATCAAAGATGCGCAGGATCAAGGCATTTACGTAGTGTTAATCGACTCAGAGAACGCACTTGACGAAGCATGGTTGCAAGCACTGGGTGTTAAGACATCCGAAGAGCACATGCTTAAATTGAGTATGAGTATGATCGACGACGTGGCCAAGACCATGTACACATTCATGCAAGACTACAAAGACATGTCTGAAGAAGATCGTCCCAAGGTACTATTTGTAATTGACAGTCTTGGTATGATGATGACACCAACTGACGTAGACCAGTTCCAGAAAGGTGATATGAAAGGTGACATGGGTCGTAAGCCCAAGGCACTGGCATCACTTGTACGTAACACTGTAAACATGATTGGTGCATATAACGTAGGCCTTGTGTGTACAAACCACACATACGCAAGCCAGGATATGTTCGACCCAGATGACAAGATCTCAGGTGGCCAGGGCTTTATCTACGCAAGCTCAATTGTAGTTGCAATGCGTAAACTTAAACTCAAAGAGGATGATGATGGCAATAAGATTGCTGATGTACGCGGTATTAGAGCAGCGTGTAAGGTAATGAAAACACGCTACGCAAAACCATTCGAAAGTGTGCAAGTAAAAATTCCCTACGACGGCGGAATGAGCTTGTACTCAGGACTTGTTGAGTTGTTTGAAAAGAAAGGGCTACTTGAAAAGAACGGAAATCGCCTTCTATATATTACTCATTCAGGCGAGGAGATAAAAAAATATAGAAAAGAGTGGCAAAGAAACGACGACGGATGTCTAGACAGAATTATCGAAGAGTTTCATCTTCTTCCTGATAATACGGAAGACTCGTTTGACGATGCTGAAGAAACAAGTACAAGTACTTTAGACTCAGAAAACGAGTAAGGAGACATAGCAGTCTGCTAAATATGAATAGGAGGCTGCTATGTACTACATTTGTGCTTTAATCGACCCAAGATCGGACTTACCTTTTACATCGGCAAGGGACTAATCGTAAACTCTAGACACCTAGACCATTTTAAGGAAAACGAGTCTCGTACCTTAAATAAACACAAATTTTATAAAATAAGATTTTTACAGAATCAAGGATACGTAGTTCCTGTAATAGTGCTGTTAGATAATATATTAGACGAACACGAAGCTTACAATAAAGAAACCGAGTTCGTAAAGTTTTACGGAAGAAAAACATCGACAAAAACGGAATACTATCTAATATATGCCTTGACAACAGACCCCCTAATCATAAAGGCAGAAAACAATCTTTAGAACACAAACAGAAGAGAATAGAAAGTTATAAGCGTACTGTTAAGACTCACGGCAAGAAGATGCCCGAGTATTATAAAAAAGAATTATCCGAAAGAATGAAAGGTCCAAAAAATCCGTTTTTTGGGAGAAAGCATACTAAAGAATTTAAGGCTGTTCATTCTAAAAGGATGAAAGGCAACAAAAACAACGGCAAGGTTTATAAATTCATTGATTCTGATAATAAAGAATACATCGTAGAAGGATCGTTTTATGAATTTTGTAAAGTGCACAATCTAGCAATTTCAACAATGGAAAAAAATCTATACAACGGAACAATTAGTAAAGTAGGAGCCTGTAAAGGGTGGAAAGTTGTTAAGTTGTCTGAGAGTACTTTTCTATAAATAACAACGAACATATTGAGGAGTCAACTGGGAATGAATGAAGAGCACGTTAGCGAAGTATGGATGTTGTTTAAGCAATACATGGATAAGAAGCAGCTAGAAATAGCTGCTGAGAAGTATATTGACATGCTCGCAGATCACGGTATCGATGATGCTGTGTTGCAAGATGCCATGGGCATGGATGCTATCTTAGACGACGCAATTGTATACTACTTAGACTTAGACACTATAGACGAAGAGGATTAGAATGGGCTGGTACCACAAAGTATCAAACGACATTTCAAAGATTCCAGATGCGTTAAACTATTACGAATCAGAGCTAAATGATGCCCGAATTGAAGTAAAGATTAAAGGCAGTCTCGAGAAAGCCGCAGCAGAAATGCCTGGCATTGTCGAGCAACGCTTTAATCAGCTTCAAGAAATAGAAGCAATCCTGAATTACCTGAATATTGAACTGCGTAAATTGCGCAGTTCTTTTTTTAAGAAGTATTTGGAAAACTATCAAAGAGCGTTAAGCAGCCGAGACGTAGAAAAGTACGTAGACGGCGAAAGTGCAGTAGTCGACTATGAACTACTCATAAACGAATTCGCGCTAATGCGCAACAAGTGGTTAGGCATCCTCAAGGCGTTAGACGTAAAAGGATTCTCTATTAATAATGTTATAAAGTTAAGGACAGCAGGAATGGATGATGTCTCGGTATGAAGACGTTAGTAATTCGTCTTAAAGAAAACGAGCACTCTTGCAAAGTAGCAAAGGATTGCTTTGACCAAGCCAAGAAATTCGGTCTGGACGTTGAATACGTTGACGCAGTAAACGGAAACGATGCAGAACAGCATTACAAAGCCACAGGCATTAAGAAAGCAAAGAAGTTCAAAAAGGGCCAGCTAGGGGTATTAGGTTGTTTCTTTAGTCATTACTATCTTTGGCAGAAATGCATAGAACTAGACCAGCCTATTATTATCTTAGAGCACGACGGCTACTTTTTAGATTATCTTCCAGCCGGCATATTAGATACATTTACTGATGTGTTAAAATTAGACAACTTAGACCCTTTTTCTAACTCGTACAACCAAGACATAGATGAAAGTAAAAACGAGCCTTACAAAGTAGCTAAATACCATAACAAGAAAGCAAAAAACACCGCAACGCAAGGGTTTGTAGGAACCGGCAATTATCTTAGGGGAGCTTATTCTTATATTATAAAGCCGGACGCTGCAAGGACGTTAATAAGATTTATTAACGAATACGGACACTTGCCTGCTGATCAACAGATAGGAGATGCAATAGTAGATATTAGAGTTGTAACTCCTACCCTAGCAAGGTTGCATCCTTTATACAGTGTTTCTAACAACATAAAAGAGTTGAGCTTAACTAAAGAGATAAAATGATTAACAAAGAAAGCGCCACAAAAAACCTTACAGAGTTAGATAATATATTTCGAAGAAATGGTGTAAAGTACTGGCTGCAAGACGGTACACTATTAGGTTACTACAGAGAAAAAGACTTTATTAGTCACGACAATGACGTTGATATTGGTATCGAATGGAGAGATTTTAACTGTAACACAATGAACGAGATAATTAACGCAGGATTTGACCTTCACGCTAGCTCGGGACTCGTAAACGACTCTTTAGTAATTAATATCATTAAACGAAATGTTAGTGTGGACCTTTATTTTTATTACCGGATAAACGAAGAATATTTTTATCACACCGCAGTAGTAAAGAAACCTATTACTGACGGAAGGTACAGGATAGACTTTACATATAAGGTATTCGATGTTAAAGAAATAGACTTTCTTGGAGGCAGGTTCTTTGTTCCCGAAGACGAGCTATATTTTATACAAACCAAGTATGGACCCGCCTGGCAGACGCCGGACACCGAATGGGTTTCTAGCGTGTCACCAAAAAACAGGACGCTAACAGACATTTCTGTTAGCAAGAAGAGATCTAGAAACGAGTTTATGGAATGGTTTAAGAATGATCAATAAAGATAATATTTCAATCGAGGCTTTTAAGGCTAGTCCAGTAGTTAAGGACAAAGGAAAGCAGCGTAATAGAAAAACACACTTAGAATACGCATTGGCAGAAACATGCATTACTGGAAGCGTTTTAGAGTTTGGAGTGTTTCAGGGCACTACTATTAATATTATTTCTCAATGTTTTCAAGATGAAACTGTGTGGGGATTTGACAGCTTTGAAGGTCTTCCTGAAGACTGGCTTACTACTAATAACGGAGTCGACTGGCCAAAAGGACACTTTAACGTCGACAACTTGCCGATAGTAAACAGCAATGTTAAATTAGTAAAAGGATGGTTTGACCAGACACTCCCGTCATGGGTTGCGAACCATAAACAACCTATAAAATTCTTGCACATTGACTGCGACCTTTACTCGAGTGCTTATACAGTGCTGACGTTGTTAAATAAACAGATAGTACCAGGAACAGTAATTGTGTTTGATGAACTGTACCGTTGGGACAAGCCAAAAAGATACGAATTGTGGGCCGAAGGCGAATACAAAGCATTAGCGGAATGGACTAGTAAATTAGACAGAGGATTTGAAATATTGTCTATTAATGGGTACATGCAAAGTGCTATAAGGATGCTAGAGTGACAACAGTATTAACTTATGGAACATTTGATACTTTGCACTACGGGCATATCGAATTACTAAAGCGGGCCAAGGAGTTAGGTAGTTTCTTAATAGTAGGAGTTTCAACTGACGAATTTAATTCTGTTAAAGGCAAAACTAGTAACTTTTGCTACGAGAAAAGAAGAGAGTGGGTAGAGTCTATTACATTTGTTGATTTAGTTATTCCCGAGTATTCGTGGGCTCAAAAAGAGGTTGATATACATAATTACAACGTAGATGTTTTCACGATAGGTGATGACTGGTCAGGGACATTTGATTACTTACCTTGTAATGTTTTTTACTTGCCTCGTACTAACGCAATTTCGTCCACTGCAATTAGAAATATACTGCCGCATAAATAAAGAAAACGGGACGAAACTATGATACCAATATTTTTAGGATACGACCCACGTGAAGCGACTGTATACCACGTGTGTTCAAACAGCATAATCAGAAAAGCTAGCGAGCCAGTTAGTTTAAACCCACTAGCACTGTCTACTCTTAACAACTACGAAGAAGGCCATACTGACGGTAGTAACCATTTTATCTACAGTCGCTTTCTTGTGCCAAGTCTTATGGAGTACAAAGGCTGGGCAATCTTTATGGACGGTGATATGATTCTACGTGATGATATTGCTAAGCTGTGGGAGATGCGCGACGAATCAAAAGCTGTAATGGTTGTCAAGCACGACTACAAAACTAAAATGAAGAAGAAATACCTTGGAGCACCAAACGAAGACTATCCTCGCAAGAATTGGTCAAGTGTTATTATGTGGAACTGTGAACACCCATCAAACAAAGGCGTAACACCAGAACTCGTACAAAGTTCAACAGGTGCATTTCTACACAGATTTTCTTGGTTGGAAGACAGTGAAATAGGCAGCCTGCCTATAGAATGGAACTGGCTGCCGGACGAGTTTGGACCGAACGAAAACGCTAAACTATTACACTATACCTTAGGAGCCCCTAGCTTTCACGAGTTTGCAAAAACACCGATGGGATCCGAATGGCATGAAGAAAGAATATTTACCGAGTACTGCCAGCAACGTGGAATTTAAAATGTTAGCTATAGATCCAAATGATTCAATAGTTCCTGGCCTTGCATCTAGTGTAAATGCGACTTTTGTAACACAAAAAGAGTTCCTACGGCAAAAGAAAAAGCTCATGCTGTCAAGCCCAGTAATTTTTAGAGGTTTGTCGAGAAAAATAGTAGACAAATGCTACAACCAGAAACGCGACTACTATTATATAGATACAGGATATATCGGTAACTTAGTAAAACACAAGTACTGGCACAGGATAGTAAAAAATGGCCTGCAGCATTCTCAACCGAATCTTAATTTACCAGATGACAGATTTAACCAGCTTCTAAAAAGAGCAAACTACGATTATCTTAAGTTTAATGGTTGGCAGCCCGAAGGAAAGAACATCTTATTAGTTTCTCCTAGCGAAAAGCCGTGTAAGTTCTATGGTATTAACCGAGACGAATGGATCAAGGAAACCATTGCTAGACTGAAGAACTATACTGATAGAGATATTATCGTTCGCAATAAACCAAGGCGACAAGAACGAGTCGGCGGCAACTCTATATACACTCAATTTATCGAAGACGATATTTATGCAGTTGTTACATTTAATAGTATTGCAGCAACAGAAGCTATTGGATTTGGTATTCCTGCATTTTCTACAGCACCTAACGTAGCTGACTTATTATGCCACAAAGACCTTAGTAAGATAGAAGACCCGTTGTACCGGGATAGTGAAGTAATAGAAAAATGGCAGCATTGGTTAGCGTATTGTCAGTACACTTACGAAGAGATGAAATCAGGTGAGGCATTTGACATAATTAAGGAGTACAGAATAGAGTGAAGATTTCAGTAGCATCTTATCTTAAAGGTATACCAGAAAAAAACAAGAATACCCAGAAGACTGCTATCATTACAGGATTCATTGAGGGTGTATTACGCACTGGCGACAACGGAACAGTAGTTACCGACTATACACTTGCCAACGCAGATGTTGCTGTAGTACAAGGGTACGTCCATCAAGCTAGTAAAAATTCCCCTCATTTACTATTACGTAAAAAAGTTTTTCAACACCAACAAACAAACAACAAGCGCTCGATAATAGTGGACAGTAATTTATTTCTTTACGCTGATCCTGATAATTCCAAAGGGTATCTACGATATAGCTACGACGGCATCTTTCCTAACACAGGAGAATACTGTAACGATACACCCGACCCTATGCGCTGGGAGAAAATCAGCAGTGATCTAAACATCCATCTGAAACCATGGACAAGGAACGGTAGTTATGTCCTTATATGTTGCCAGCGCCAAGGCGGCTGGAGCATGAACAGCGAATCAGTTATGCCTTGGTTATTCAAACAAATTAAAAAGATACGGGCTAGGACTGATCGATCTATTGTGGTAAGGTTTCATCCAGGAGATAAGTCAACTCTTTTGAATAAGAAGCTGTTAACAGAGAAAAAATTATCAAGGGTTACTGTCTCAGAAGCTACTTATATACAAGAAGACTTAAAAAATGCCCACGCGGTTGTTAGCTATAATTCTAGTCCAGGCGTAGTAGCAGCAATCGAAGGTGTTCATACTATTGTGCTTGACCCAGAACACAGCCAAGCAGCAGCAGTGTCCACCCACCATTTAAACAAAATAGACGAGCCGCCGCTATATGACAGAGAATTGTGGATCCAACAAATGGCACAAATGCACTGGAACATTAACGAGTTAAAAGATGGAACAGCTTGGAAACATCTACGAAATTACGCAAAGAAGTAGTTACCAGGCAAGAATCCAATCTTTGTTAAAGTTGGTAACACGCTTCATGCCCCAACTTTCTAATAGCTGCACAGCCGGAAGACTTCCACTATCTTGCTGGTATTCGTGATCTTGTTGTTCAACAATCATTATGGGGCGATTTCGTAAGATAGTTTCTTTTGCTCCTTTTAGAATAGGAACTTCGTACCCTTCGCAATCTACCTTAATAAGGTCAATGTTATCGAAAGTAAAAGAGTCTAATGTGTACATGGGGATCTTCCCCCGGCCTAATGTACTAGGATCAATGTGACTGTGCCCGGTGTTATCGGGAGTAATTATCATATCAATTTCGGACTCGGCTTCACCGAGTGCTACAGGGTGTATAGTGTAGTTGTTATTTTTTGTATTCTTTGCCAAGCACTCTTGAAAGTCAGTAACAGGCTCAAATGCATGAACGTGTTCAAAGTCTTTTACAAGATCCATAGTCCATAAACCTACGTTTGCACCAATATCTAATGCAACTCGTTTACTTCTGAGCATACCAATAGCATGATCTCTTACACGCCACTGGTATCTAACACACTTATCTTTTTTGAGACTTTTGTCCAGCATACGCTGAAAGTGTGTGTCGTATTCGGGTAAGTGAATTCCTAAGTGATTCTTCATTTCCAGTATCCTTCTGATCTGTTTACTACTATATCTTTGAGTTTGCTCTTACCAGTATGTTTGCGATCACCTTTCAAATGGTCAATCCACCGCCCTAATTCGCAGTTGATAAGAGGGTGCCCACCGCCTCCTGTCTTGGCTCCTTTTACTTCAATTTCTGCCGTGTAGTCTAATACATTAGGGTAGTGCTGCTTCATTCTGTTTAGAATAGTACCAAACACAAAACTATCATGCCATTCGTCTAACTTGAAAATACCGTGTTCTGCATCTTCGTAAGCACGTTCGAGCTCATCTAAGAATGCCAGGCACGCAGAGTCTTTTAGATTCATGCCGTAAAACCCACACTCGGGCCAGGTTTGCCCGCGCTTGCCACGCCCAACATAAGTGAGCCACTTGTCGTCGGGCAACAACTTTTCAAATTCTTCGTAGCTCCAATCTGAGTGTACAAACGTGTCGGCGTCTATCCATACACACCATTTGTTGCTTCGCTGACAGGCATCAAGCACTGCATAAATTTTATTTGCAAAACGTACAGCGTCCCACTTGAACTCCTTGTGATAGTCCCTGGGCCTGCGCTCAGGAAAAGGACATTTACCATTAGCTTTAGGAACATTGCCCCATTTTTCTTTGAATGCGTTTAATTTAGGCAAAACCTTCTTTGCATCAAGTATGGTAATCTGTTCTGGTTTTAGGTTGACTGGTGAACAGTCTTCCGCGTATACTAGTAGCTTAATACGATCGTCAACATGTTTTGCAAAGCTGTCTAAAAATCGTTGTGCATAGAGGGCCAAGCCTGGCTTGTGAAATGTTGTAACTAGCATAATGTCTGTCATACTGTTCCTTAGTCATATTTGTATTTATGTGCTAGTTTTTTGAAGTAAATAGAATACTGAACGAGGAAGATATGAAATTTAGTCTATGGAAACAATTTGGAGCTAGAAACAGTGGCCCTGTGTTCGACGCATTTAAACAAGGAGTTGTTAACAGCGGACACACTACTGTTGAAAATTCTCACGATGCCGACGTTGATGTGATATGGAGTGTTTTGTGGGCTGGACAGATGAAACCAAATAAACAATTGTTTAATAATGGAAAACCTACAGTAGTGTTAGAAGTAGGTGGAATTATTCGAGGCACAACATGGAAGATAGGTTATTGCGGTATAGATAGACTCTCGTGTATAACTAGCAAAGGGAACGATAGTAGCAGAGCCAAAAGTTTAGGGTTAAAGTTAAAGCCTTGGCAAACTGGCGAAAATATATTAATCTGTTGCCAGAATCCAAACAGCCATGCCTGGCGAGATATGCCAGGACCAGCGGAATGGCTCAACGACACCATTAAGACTATTCGTATGCACTCACAGAAACCGATAATCATCCGGACGCACCCTCGTTCTCCTGTCAGGTACGTTCCTGCGCCACATCTTAACGCAGTTTTTCAGCACCCTGAGAAAATTCCAGGAACATACGACGATTACGACCTCACGTTTGAAAATTTTCACGCCGTAATAAGTCCGAGTTCGAACCCAGGTCCGCAAGCTATAGTCAACGGAGTGCCAGCATTTACTGGTCCTGCTAGTCTAGCTTATGATGTGGCTAACACTAGTCTAGTTAAGATTGTCACTCCGGATCAGCCAGAACGGCAGCAATGGCTCAACGACTACGCCCATTCAGAGTACACCTTACTTGAGATAGCAGCAGGAACTCCAATAGAAATTTTATTAAAAACAATTGACTTATAGATAAAAGTGTTGTATTATATTACTAAGTTACTAAGTTAATAAGGTTAATTACTGTGATCCATACAATCGAAGACTGTCTAGAAATAATACTCGGTTCAAAGAAAGACTTAAAAACACCTTTTGAGGTATCCCTTAGGGATGCTTCTTCTTTTAGAAGCATAGCAGGCCAAATACGTAGACTAATACCGCTGACTGACCTTGAGCACATTTACTTGCAACGCAAGATGTCAGAGAACTTCTACACCGAGCAGTTTATAAGATATGGACTTGATGCAGACTCTTACGATGCTGTACTTGACAAAACACGTAATAAGTCAGAAGAAAACAACCAAAGTAAGTACGTCGGAATAGTAGACGAGTTAAAACTCCTAAAAGACAAGTCTTATCGGACTGTTCCAATGAACTCAATTACTAAAGGTACTAAAGGTACTAAAGGTACTAATGACGGAAAAGGCCCGTGGATTAGCGTCAGGTTTCCGTTTAAAAGGAGTATACTAAAGTCTTTGGATCCGATTATTGAGAGTATTAACGAAGAGAAAGGAGAATTTTACTGTTTTGGAAACCAGACCCATTATTTTAGATACAATGAGAACACTGTTTATAAAATAATAACCGCAGTTGAAAATGAAGGGTTTGAGATTTCTAGTCTGTTATTAGAACAGTACAAACATCTGGAATACATTAACCAGAATAAAGATAAATTTTTACCCATAGTACTCGATGGTCAGTTGAATAACTTCCATCCAGCAACTGAAAAGTATCTAATTGGCACCCTGGGCTTGCCGTCAGTGTCAACAGTAGTAAAGTATAAAGATAGGTCGTTGCTGTTTGGTGTTAGTCAAATAGATTCGTGTATGCTAAACAAAGGTTTGAAAAAAGTAACGTCATTAACAGGTAAGTTAGCCTCTAGGAAGTCTACGGATGTTTTACTAACACCTGAGACATTTTCTCTAAGAGAGGTAGTGAAATCATTAAATGAACTAGATCGTAATCTTGTACTGGTAATAGTGAACCAAGAGACTGCATTAGATTCTGTGAGGTACGTTGTTAATGAGTTTAAGAAATACATCAATCATTCGGAGATTAGTGTAATGTTCAGACTTGATAACAGCGTCAATGCAAGGTTTAACAACTATGTTAAAGACAACGATTTGAATTCTCCAGTCGACGGACTTACAAAAGTAGTTGTAATATGCAAAGACAAACTTCCTAAACCTTTACTAAAAGTAGAATGGTTTCCCGACTGTGTATTAAGGTTAGGAAGTTTACGTTCTCAACTTAAAGTAGATCAGTGGGTTAGCGAGTGTGACTTAGTGATACATTACGATGATGTTGCTACTCCGTGGACTCCACCTAATTCAAGAAAAAGGAATATCCAAAAAATATAATGCCGACATGTAAATTAATCATAGACGACGAAGTTAACATAAAGATAGAAGGGCTACCTGTTGATGTTCGTCGCAAAATATCATCAGCACTAAAGTTTGAGGTACCCTACGCAAAGCACATGCCTCAATATAAGCTAGGACGATGGGATGGCAAAGTAGCGTTCTTCGGTATAGGCGGAACTGGCTACGTGAACCACTTAGACAAGGTTGTAGAAGTACTAGACAGATGCGGTTACACAATCAGTGAGATTGAAGATCGCAGAGAACCAGTACAGTTCAACTTTCCTAAGATCACCGAAGAGTATTGGGGAGACACTTGCTGGCCAGCTGGACATCCTGCCGAAGGCGAACCTATTCGCATGCGAGACTATCAAGTCGAGGTTGTTAATAACTTCCTTGAAAATCCCCAAGCACTTCAGGAGGTTGCTACTGGTGCAGGTAAATGTCGAACTTATGATTCTACAATGGATATAGATGTAGGTAATTCTGATTTTGCTGAATATTTGCTAGATAATAGTAAGAAATAGCAACTGGAGCAATTCTATGAACGTAGCAACTTTTTGTAAAACATATCAGCGAAAAATGTGGAAGTCGATGATTACTAGGAAAAAATTAGATTTCACCTTATTAGATGTAATAAAGTTGAACAATGAGCAACTTTACTATATACCGTATAATGGATATCATAAATTTACAGTAAGTACTTCACACTGCTTAAAGTGTAATGCAGCACTAGTTATCGGATTTAGAAAAGATGAGTTTATAGTATCAACATGCAAATGTTCAGCAGATAACAAGAATTATGCTACTTTAGAAAAGTTAACAACCGTATTTCCTGTAAGTGAAGCAAATGACGTATTATTATCATTTGCAAA